TAAGCGTTACAAGCCTTGGGTCTTTACTAGTCACTGTGATGGAAGTCTTAAACGCGGCGTAGAAAATAATCATAAAAGTGCTAAAATCTGCGTAATTGTGTACACTGGCAAAAAGGAGTGTTTTTATGTTGCAGGCACTAATCGGCCCCGTGGCGGGTTTGCTCGACAAATTCATAGAAGACAAAGACACTAAGAACGCTCTTGCCCATCAAATCAGCACTATGGCGGAGGTTCATGCTCAAGAATTAGCCAAGGGACAGTTGGAGGTCAACAAGGTCGAGGCCGCGAGTAGCAGTATGTTTGTAGCTGGATGGCGCCCAGCAGTTGGCTGGGTGACCGTCATCGGCATGGCCTCAAATTACATCTTAATCCCGATGGGCAACTTTTTTCTAGCTATTGCTGGTAGCGAGATAACCATTCCCCTTCTTCAGATGTCTGAAATGATGCCCGTGCTCTTAGGTATGCTTGGGCTAGGCACTATGCGTTCCGTAGAGAAGATTAAAAAAGTGAGCCGAGAAAAATGATTATACCTTTTCCGGTGACGTCGCCAGAGCAAAAACAACAAGATCGGTCGGCTAAGCAAAAAATTGAGATAGAGACTCAAAGAGCAGTAATTGAAAAGCAGAAATTGCGGTTTAAGGAGTTGGAAAAGTCTAAATGAAAACTAGTAAAGAGGGCATAGCCCTCATTAAAAAATTTGAAGGTTGTAAATTAGATGCTTATCAGTGTTCTGCTGACGTTTGGACAATCGGTTTTGGAACGACTCAGGGAGTTAAGAAAGGAGCTACCTGTTCGCAGGACGAGGCTGAGACTTTTCTTGCGAACGACCTATGTCAATTTGAGCAATCAATACTCAAAATGGTTGATGTTTCTCTCAAACAAAACGAGTTTGATGCGCTCATTTCTTGGATATACAATTTGGGTGCAACTAACTTTTCTGAATCTACTTTGCTTCGCCGCATCAATGACAACACTGATAGCAGTCGCGCTGATATTCCTTATCAGATAAAGCGGTGGAATAGGGCTGGCGGAAAAGTTTTAGACGGGCTTGTGCGGCGCAGGGAAGCGGAAGCTTTATTGTGGCAGGGTAAAGAGTGGGTAGATGTCTAAGGAAATTGCATTTAAAGACTTCGATGTCTTGTCAGAACAGGAGCAAATTGAAGCCAAATCTTTGCTCAATCGTTACAAAAGCCTCGAAAAACAAGAGGAATGTCAGGGCGACTTTATAAAGTTTGTCAAACATATGTGGCCCGAATTTATTGAGGGTCGACATCACAAAATTATTGGCGAAAAATTTAATCGCATTGCTCAAGGCAAGCTCAAGCGCCTAATAGTCTGCCTTCCTCCTAGACACTCCAAATCGGAGTTTGCCAGCACATTCTTTCCCGCTTGGATGATGGGTTTGCGGGGAAACTTAAAAATCATTCAAACAACGCACACCGCCGAGCTTGCCGTTCGCTTTGGTCGCAAGGTGAGAAACATAATTGATGGCGAAGACTATCAAGGCATCTTTCCTGATTTAAAATTACAATCAGACAATAAAAGCGCTGGGCGATGGACAACTAATCAAGACGGCGAAAGCTTTTATGCGGGCGTAGGCGGCGCCATCACAGGTCGCGGCGCCGACCTTTTAATTATTGATGACCCGCATTCTGAGCAAGACGCTATGTCTCCGAGCGCTATGGATGCCGCTTATGAGTGGTATACGTCGGGGCCACGGCAGAGATTACAACCCGGCGGCATAATCATAATTGTAATGACTCGCTGGAGCACCAAAGACCTTGTAGGTAAGGTTCTCAAGCGTCAGGGCGAAGACCACGCAGATCAATGGGATGTTGTGGAGTTTCCTGCGATCATGCCAGAAACTGACGAGCCGCTGTGGCCTCAATTTTGGAAAAAAGAAGAACTATTGTCAGTCAAGGCTTCTTTGCCGCTTTCAAAATGGAACTCCCAGTGGATGCAAAATCCCACTGCCGCTTCGGGCGCTATTGTAAAAAGAGAGTGGTGGAATATTTATGATTCTGAAGTTGTGCCAGCATACTCTTACATCATTCAAAGTTACGATACCGCTTTCAGTAAAAAAGAAACGGCGGATTATTCCGCAATTACAACTTGGGCGGTTTTCGAGCCAGAACCAGAGGCGGGAGATCAGATAATACTTCTTGACGCCAAGCGCGTGAGGCTGGACTTTCCAGAATTAAAGAAATTAGCGTATGATGAGTACAAGTATTGGGAGCCTGATTGCATATTGATTGAGGCAAAAGCCTCTGGCACTCCGTTGACCCAAGAACTACGGCGAATGGGTATTCCCGTTACAGCTTATACGCCCAGCAGAGGGCAGGACAAGATAGCTAGAATGAACAGCGTGGCGCCAATCTTTGAAAGCGGCATGGTCTGGGCTCCAGACGAAGGATTTGCTGAAGAAGTAATCGACGAGATGGCGAGCTTTCCATTTGCTGAGCATGACGATTATACTGACAGCGCTACGATGGCGTTGATGCGATTCCGTCAAGGCGGATTTTTAAATTTAGATAGCGATTATATTGACGAAGTTAAATTGCTACCACAAAACAGAACGGTGTATTACTGATGGTTATTGAGCGAAGAGATCTAGGCACGCCAGAGGTTCCTGATATTGGAAATTCAGTTGAAATCTTTCAGGAGCCAGACCGATCTGAAATGATTAGAAACGCGGCTCAAATTCTAGTCACCGAGCAAGACATACTCGTTGATGAAGAAATGAACGCAATGGACGAAGTTATTCAGGCCGACTTCAACGCAAACTTGGTGGACTTCTTAGACTCTTCGGAGCTTGCTGGCTTAGCGGGCGATGTTTTGTCGTCAATTCAAGCCGACATAGAATCTCGTTCAGAGTGGGAAAAGACCTATACGGACGGCCTGAAATATCTTGGCATGAAGTTTGATGAAACTCGAAGCACCCCGTTTCAGGGTAGTTCGGGCGTAATTCACCCCATCTTGGCGGAGGCAGTGACTCAGTTTCAGGCGCAGGCATACAAGGAGCTTCTTCCAGCGAAGGGGCCAGTAAAGACTGAGATCGTAGGAACACGAAACTCTGACGTCGAGATGCAGGCGGAGCGCGTTCAAGAGTTTATGAATTTTTACATTATGAATATAATGGAAGAGTACGATCCAGAGCTCGATATGCTTTTGTTCTATCTTCCCCTTGCTGGATCCGCATTTAAGAAAGTCTATTACGATACGGTTAGAGATCGAGCCCTTTCAAAGTTTATTGCCCCAGAAAACTTGATTGTGCCTTATGAGGCGACAGACCTATCTTCGGCTGAGAGGGTTACTCACGTTTTAAAGATGAGCCAAAACGAAATCAAGAAGCAACAGCTTTCTGGATTTTATGCCGACATTGAACTTTCAGGCGGCGGCACATCCTTTACCGAAAGCGACATTAAAAAAGAAATTAACGAAATAGAAGGAATGTCTCCGAGCTATCAAGAAAACAGAGACAACACGGTTTTTGAGACGCACACGGTTCTCGACTTAACGGGTTTTGAAGACCTCGGAGAAGATGGCGAGCCAACTGGATTAAAGCTTCCCTACATCGTCACCATTGATGAGGATTCTCAGCAGATCTTATCAATTAGAAGAAATTATCTTGAGGGCGACATAAAGAAAAACAAGATTAATTTCTTTGTGCAGTATAAGTTTTTACCCGGTCTTGGCTTCTACGGCCTCGGACTAAGCCACATGATTGGCGGAATATCTAAATCAGCAACCAGCATACTGCGACAGCTTATTGATGCGGGAACCTTGGCAAACCTTCCTGCTGGATTTAAGGCGCGAGGAATGCGAATTCGAGACGAAGACGAGCCGCTACAGCCCGGCGAGTTCAGAGACATCGACACCACTGGCGCATCTCTGAGAGAGAATTTGATACCGCTCCCAATTAAAGAGCCGTCAAACGTACTAGTGCAAATGCTGGGTCTGTTGGTTGACAGCGGCAAACGCTTTGCAAGTATTGGCGATATGAACATTGGCGACGCGGCGCAAAATATGCCAGTCGGCACCACCGTGGCTCTTTTAGAGCGCGGCACAAAAGTAATGAGCGCAATCCATAAGCGTCTTCATTACTCTCAGCGCCTTGAGTTTAAATTGTTGGCAAAAGTGTTTGGCGAATATTTACCCCCGTCTTACCCATACAACACAGGCAGTGGCGCCCAAGAGATTAAAGGCCAAGACTTTGATGGCAGAGTTGACGTCATACCCGTCAGCGATCCAAATATATTCTCGCAGTCGCAGAGAATTACTATGGCGCAAGAGTTGTTGACTATGGTTCAGTCTAACCCTGAAATACATGGGCCAGAAGGAATTTACGAGGCTTATCGGCGTATGTACGCGGCGCTTGGAGTTGACGATGTTGACTCTTTAATACAGCCGCCGCCACCGCCTCCGCCACCACCAATGCCAATTGACGCGGGAATTGAAAACTCTGGGTTTATGATGGGCAGTCAAGCGCAGGCGTTTGAAGGTCAAAATCATCAAGCCCACATTGACGCGCACAGATCTTTGTTTTTGACCGAGGTGGTAAAAACTACGCCGCCTCTACAGAGTGTAATTATTGCTCATATGATGCAACATCTTCAGTTTTTGTCTGTTGAGCTCTCTGCCGAGCAAATGCCTCCAGAGGTAACTCAGCAAATAGAGCAGGCAAATCAAATGATGCAGTCCGGCCAGATTCCTCAAGAGCAGGTTCAGCAGGTTCAGACTGACATTCAGATGATGAAGGAGCGGTTTAGCTCACCGATCTTGGCTCAGCTTACGCAGGAGCTAATGGCAAGTATTGGGCAAGGCAATGAAAACGATCCTCTGGTTCAAATTAGAGAGCAAGAGCTTGCTCTCAGAGACAAAGAAATCGATCAAGATTCTGAACAATTCTCTGAAAAGCAAGCGGCTAAGCAAAGCGAAAAACTTCTGGAAGTCGAAATTGCCAAGCAAAGAATTGGTGTACAAAAACAAGTTGCGGACGATAAGCTGGATCTAGGGCTCAAGCGTCTTGACCAACAAAATAACTTAAAGCTTATGGAAATGGGCGCTAAATTTGGGGGCAGACAATGACAACTGACTATATATTGCAACAACAAGAAGACCTTCGAAAGATGAAAAAACTAGAGCGGCAGGCGGAAAGATTAAAAGCCGCTTGGAGCGCTAAAGAGGCTTTGGACGAAGAGAACGCCTCAAAAGCTAGAATTTCGGCAAAAGAAGCTAGGATGCGAGGCGAAAAACCTGTTGCAGTTAAAGCGCCCGAAAAACCAGCGATTGAGTCCGTCGTTGCTCCAGCATTGGGAATTGTTGTTGAGCAAGAAAAGCCCACGGCAAAGGTTGACGCTAAAAAGAAATCAGCGCCAAAAAAGAAACCCACTAGGAGTAAAAAATAATGCCATTAGCAAAAGGTAAGAAATCAATCAGCAAAAACATAAAGACTCTTCGTGACGAAGGCAAGCCCCAATCTCAGGCTGTTGCAATTGCAATGAAGACTGCCAAAGGCATGAAGATGGGTGGCGAGGTTAAGCGCATGAAGACTAGGGGAACAGGCGCCGCGACTAAGGGTCTTTTCTATTACGAGAGAACGTAATGGATGACTTAGGTCTTTCTTCTGCGCTCAAAAAGACAATTCGTGAAAGGCGGGAATCGATTCAGAACTTACTCATGGATGGTATGCTCAAAGATATAGAACATTATAAAAGTTTGCAGGGACAGCTAGAAGTGCTAAACTTAGTAGAATACAGCATTTCTGACTTTTATAAGGAAAATAAGTTTTGACCGATCTGAATAAAAAACCCCCCGCCAAAAAATCAAATATTGATAGCGCATATGTTGAGGGCGACGAAAGGACATTGCGCCCAGAGCTTCTGGATTTAAGTCTTGTAGAAAGAATGCCAAGCCCCACTGGCTGGAGAATGCTTGTTCTTCCATATACTGGGCAGGGCACGACTGCTGGCGGAATTGCACTAACAAAAGAAACCCTTGATAGGGAAGCTCTAGCCACCGTGGTTGCGTATGTTGTTAAGGTCGGCCCTCTTTGCTATAGCGACAAGGAAAAGTACGGCGAAACTCCTTGGTGCAAAGCCAAAGACTGGGTGTTGATCGGAAGATACTCTGGTGCCAGATTTAAGCTTGAGGACGGCGCCGAAGTTAGAATGATCAATGACGACGAAGTTATTGGCACAATTCTTAACCCCGACGACATAGTGAGCTTTCGATAATGACTAATGCTGATCAAGAAGAATTAAACTCTGAAGAAATTAATATTGAAATTGTTGACGATTCTCCAGAAGGATCTGGGGCGCCAGTAAGCCCAGAGGACGAGCTAGAGAATTACACCAAGTCGGTTAGCAAACGAATTAATAAGCTAAACGCAAAAAACAAAGAGACTGAGCAACGCGCCGCGCAACTTGAACAAATTGCGATGCAAAAAGAGCAGGAGCTACAGCAATACCGAGCTCTGACAAGCCAGCAAAGCAACACGGTTTTAGCCAAAGAAGCCGAAGCTGTTAAGGCGAAAACCGCTCAAATTGACGAAGTTTATCGCCAAGCTGTTCGTTCTGGTGATGCCGATCTAATGTCAAAAGCAACTGACTTAAAAAATGAGATTGCTATTCAACAAGAGCGACTTCGCGTAGCGCAAGCGAGACAGCCGAAACAGCAACAAGCTCCGCAGGCAGACTCAGGGCAGTATCAGACTTATCAACAACAGCCGCAGGCGCCGCAACAACAGCAGGAAGTTACTCCAACCACCGAGGCGCTTTCTTGGCACGAAAAGAATTCTTGGTACGGGGATAAAGAAAACGAGGAAAACTTGCAGGCAACTCAGTTCGCTTATTTTACGCATTTTAATCTTTTAAATGAGGGTTTTGATGCTGATAGCGACGAATATTACGGCGCACTAGATAATCGAGTTAAAAAAGTATATCCTAACCTCGTTGGAAATGCCGAAACAACTGGACAGAAACCCGCCGTGCAAAGAGTTTCGTCCTCCACTGCTCCCAGTGGTCGGCAACAAACACGAAAAAATAGTGGAGTGACTTTTAGCAACTCAGAAGTTGAAAGGCTTGCTGGTCTAAAGCCTGCGAATATGACTATGGATGTTTGGTTAAAACACGTAGCCAAGGAAAAGCAGAAAATATCAGCCAAGGAGAATCGATAATGACAGCTAAGAGCTCAAACCGCACAACCCGTGAAGGTGCGACGCACGATAATCAGACTCGCCGTAAACCGTGGCGACCAGTAAGAAAGCTTGATACCCCAGAGCCACCACCGGGTTATACCTATCGGTGGATCAGGGAATCCATGTTAGGAGCGGAAGACAGAAGTAATGTCTCTCGTAGAGTTCGAGAAGGTTGGGAGTTGGTTCGTGGTACGGATCTTCCTCCTGAGTGGGCAGAAACTCTACCGACAATGGATAACGGCAGACACGCTGGCGTCATATATAACGAAGGACTTCTTCTTGCGAAGATGCCAAACGAAACGATAGCTGAGCGAAGCGAGTATTATGCAGGCAAGACCTCTGAAGCAAATCAGGCTCTTGACAACACAATGTTCGGCGATGCCGCGAAAGACTCTCGTTACGTTAAGTATGATCCGCAAAGGAATTCCCAAGTAACTTTCGGAAGACGATAACGGAGATAATAACATGGCTAATAAAGATGCCGCGTTTGGTTTGAAGCCCAGTCGTATGATGGGTGGTGCTCCCTATTCAGGTGGTCAGTCTCGATATAGAATTGCGTCAGGTCTTGCTGGTGCTATTTTCCAAGGAGACTTAGTTCAGCAACTGACGGGTGGTGTAATATCCCGCCTAGCCGCCGCTGACACTACGCCTGTAATTGGAGTTTTTAATGGTTGTCAGTTCACTGACCCATCAAGTGGTGAGCAAACATTTAGCAACTCTTATCCCGGTGGTATCGCCGCCGCAGATATTATTGCTTTTGTAATTGACGATCCAAATGTTGTGTTCACTGTGCAGGCAAATGCCGCTTTTCCAGTAACTGATCTTTTTGGCAATTTTGATATTGTCGATGGAGCCGCTAATGGTGACCCCGCAAGTGGCCGTAGCAACGTGGAGCTTGCTGTTTCAACAGGCGCCACAGCAACAACATTGCCCCTGAAATGTATTGACATAAGTCAGGATCCATCTAACAGCGATGTAGCCACTGCTAACACCAACGTATTGGTTGTGATTCAAAATCACATCATGGGTGTTAAAGGCGCAGGCTTAGCATAAAGGAGAATGACGAATGGCTATTTCAAGAGCACAGTTAGCAAAAGAGTTAGAGCCCGGTTTAAACAGCTTGTTTGGACTAAGCTATGATAGCTACGAAAAAGAGTACGAAGAGATTTTTGCTATTGAAGATTCTCAACGTGCGTTCGAGGAAGAAGTCTTAATTACTGGCTTCGGATCCGCACCAACCAAAACGGAAGGTCAGGGCGTTGTTTTTGATAATGCATCTGAGTCGTACTCGGCCAGATATGTCGCTCAGACAATTGCGCTCGCTTTTTCGCTTACCGATGAGGCAGTCGAGGACAATTTATATGACTCGTTAGGCAAGCGTTATGTCAAAGCCTTGGCTCGCTCAATGGCTAACACGAAAGAAGTGAAGGGTGCGGATATTCTAAACAACGCATTCAATGCTAATTTCACTGGCGGCGACGGTGTATCAATGATCAACACCGCTCACCCATTAGCAGGCGGCGGAGTTGCGGCTAACCGTGCAACCACAATGGCGGACTTGAACGAGACGTCTTTGGAAGATGCGTTGATTGATATCAGCACGTTTACCGATGACAAGGGATTAACCATCTCGGTTCAGGCGACTAAGCTTGTTGTACCACCACAGTTAGTATTTGTGGCGGATCGCATCCTGAACTCTACTTTGCGTTCGGGCACTGCTGACAACGACATCAATGCCATCAAGAACACCGGCGTTTTACCAGCGGGATACACT